AATCGTAGAAATCATTTTCATTGTTGAAGTCAACATCCAACATATTGAATGGATTATTCAAACCCAACAATGAAGAAAATGCTTGATGCTCAACTTGGTGAGCAAGCAGCCAGTCATCTAGGTTAGAGGTTTCAGCGTCAATCAAAGGATAAACAGGAACACTCACTCCACCGTCCATAAATACTTCTTGGAACAGTTTGTGCTGCAAGCCGTTCTCAAACAAAAACTCTTGCAATGAGTCATTGTTTCCATATTCAACAGCAGAGAGCGTGTCAAAGTTCACTTGTCTGCCTTTCCATCAAGGCGGTCAAAGATGCGCTCTAGCACAGAGTCAATCTTGTCTAGGCGAGTATTTATGTCTTGCTTGGTTGCATAGTTCTTAGCCAAGTCAACCTCAATAGCTTGCAAACCATCCTTGAGTCTCTTAACAGAGTCCCATATCTCACGACACCACCAGCCCACACCGAGTAGTAGCGCACCGCCAACAAGATTGAATATGTCTTGGAATTGCATCTTATGAGGCGTAGTAAGGAACTTTGATAACTGTGGAGTTAGCCAAAGTAAATTGCAAATATCCTGCTGGCGTTAATGGCAAACTAGCCGTTCCAAAGGTAGCCGTAGCAGAAGTGGTCTGACCAAGTGTGTTAATGGTCACAGAGTTGTTTCCATTAATAACCATTGCGCTAGTTGTAGATGCGTTTGCATTAGCAAGGAAATGGATAGTGTTTGCAGTCCATGTAGCAATAGCTACGTTGCCGTTATAGCCAACAAAGAACGATGCGCTAGGTTGAGATACAGCATTGTTTGGAAAACCCGCAGCCGTATTGCTGTAGGTTGTGCTATTTGTTCCCATGTCGCTATAAGCACTAAACCCATCATTTATGGTTGAAATGCTTGAATACGAGGTATTGCTGTTGTTAGTGTTTTGAACAGCGACATAAGCGTATGTAGTGGCATTTCCAACAAAACTAGCAATGATTCCAATGTCAGAAGATGACAAGTTGCCACCGACATTAACCGCACCAGTATTAGAACTTGTGCCTCTGTATGTAACATTGACGTTGCCAGCCGTTACGTTGGTAAGCGTTGCATTGCCACTACTAATAGTGACATTGGTATATGTGACATTGCCCTCTGTGCCACCCGTGATAGCCACAGCATTAGCGTTCTGAGTTGACATCGTGCCAAGACCAGTCACCGCAGAGTTAGCAATAGCAATGGTTACATTAGATGCGCTAGTAATGCGTCCCTGTGCATCTATGGTGACCTGAGAGACTTGGCTTGCAGTTCCATAAGAGCCAGCAGTAACAGCAGTATTAGCAAGCGAAATCGTGCCTGTGCCCGTGATAGGACCACCAGTAAGCCCAGTACCAGTTTGAATATTGGTTACTGTGCCATTCGTTGCATTAACTGTAGTTACTGTCTTTAACATGGTTTAGTCCTCACATTCCATCGCCGGGTGAAATGTATACAGTCGCATTTCCACTAGCCGTAATGCCCGTAAAGTAAGCGTTTGGCACAAAGGTAAGAATCTCATCAGTTCCAGCAAGTAGCGGAAAAGATGGTCCTGTAGTCGATACAACCGCACAGTTGTTAGCAGCATCACTTGCGCTTGTGCCGTAACCAAGGAATACGACAACAGAGCCAGAGTTAATGATGCGGTATTGGTTGCCACCAAGCGTAGTAGATAAGCATTGCACAGCAGTAGGCGCAGCCGTATTAGCGAGAAACGCTACGGTGTTACCAAGTTTAGTAAAAGCATTGGTACTCATTACGCCACCTCATCAGGCGGTAAAGGAGTGTTGCCTTCTTCCAGCCACTTTAAATAGGCTTGGTAGTCTGTGTTATCGGGGTCAAATGGAATTGACCAATGATTATCACGAAGCACAGAAACTACTTCTCCATTTCGAGCTTGAAGTTTGTATATTGACATTTATAACTCCGATGAAAGTTGAAGGTATCCTGTTGTTCCTGATGCTGTTCTAACCATATATGGACGATATAAAGTTAACCCACTTGAGCCAAAATAACACCCAAATACACTTGATGTATTGAGATAAGTTGTGATTGATGTTAGTGAGTACGAAGTTACACCGTCATACGCAGTCAGGTTTGATATAGCGGCCGCTGGCGCAGAACGCATTGGCACAGGCAAAACCATATATGCGTCTAATTCACCTGCCGTAGCCGCAGATTGGTAAGGCATAACGGCTTTTAATGCGCTTCCATCAGCATTGTATGTCTGAAAATACCGCTGACACAAAGCCAACTCAGTACCATAAGGTCTGTAATCAAACGATGTTGCGGTACTGCCTTTTTCTAGTTGTACGCCAGTAAATTGCAAAGTAGCACTACCCGTAGCAACCATGTTGACTGCACCTGAGACATTTTCATAATCTCCAGATGCCCAAGTGTTAGCCGTTCCGTTGTATGTCGTTCCGTAGCCTAGATTAAATTGAACAATAATGCCAACTCCATTGGTTGTTAGCCATGTTCCGCTAGTTGGTCCAGCCACATTTAAAACAATTTGTGTCCAAGTACTTGCCGATGGAATCGAATATGTAAATGGATAACTGTAATTTCCAGAACTATTTTGCAAAGTGCCAGCAAAAGTTCCAGTTAATGATGATTTAACCCAAAATGAAATAGTGACCGCTTTTGCATTTGCGCTACCCCATGCTAAATCTGCAATATTTAATCCTTCAATTCGTTGATTGATGGCAAAATAATCTGAACCACTAGGTGTGTAAGCGGTAGCAGTTGTCGCAAGTAAAGAATTTATAAATCCAGTAGGTGCATCACTAGATTGAGCAATGGTTATTTTGCTTGCTTGTGAAGCAAAGAATTTATATCTGTCTAAAGTGTAATCACCGCTTGATGGAGTTACTGTGCTTGTGCCATTTCTTTGGCTTATCACCATCGCACCATTGATGATGCGGTTCTTAAAGCCGTAGTAACCAGTCGTAGTGCCTGTGCCGCCATTAGCCTCAAGCAAAACACCCGTAGCATTTGCTACGTTTGTTTGAATATTGCTTGTGCCACTACTTATGGTCACATTGCCCAAGGTCATGTTATTCAGAGTAGTAACTGTGTTACCAAGCTGAATAGCTGTATTGCCCAACGTAATAGTTGTAGCAAAGTTAGAGTCCAACTGCGACAAAGGAATACTTGTCGTAGCCGAACCAAAGGTATACGGAACTGCCATTTAGAACCTCACTCTCAATTCGTGTTCGTACTCGAACCCGTTAATTACAAAATTTGCACCCGTTGATGTAACGGTCATGCCCAAATACTTACCCCATTGTTTTGCGTCAGTCTTGTATAGGGTATACCCGCCACCACCATACCAAGTGATTACAGTAGAACTGTTGTTTGTCCAAGAAATCACATTGCTCAGATTATTAATCCAATCAACTAATTCTCCAAGTAGAACAGGGGTGCTAGAACCTCTCTCAGAATCGACCGTAACTGTTAACTGAGAAGCATTGGTTAAGGTAGCCTCAATGCCAACCTTTAAGGCTTGCTTGGTGCGAATCGGGTCTTTCATCGGATTCAGGGAAGTCTGCACATAACTTGCTATGTTGGAAGTCGAATCCGAATACAGGCGCACACAAGAGTTGCCATTTGTACCGTAGAGGTTAATCTTGCCAGCAAGAGGCGCAGAGGCTATGTAAGCCAAATCACTTGTTGCACTTGTGAAGAACCACTTTTTCTCAAAGAAGATGGCTTGGATATACCGACTAGAACTAGAAGTGCCGAGTCCACCCGTATATTTGAAGTTGAACGCAGCGCACAGAATGTTGTTCAATAACACCTGACCCGCATAAACAGGGCTTGTAAAGTCAATGTTAGGGAAAACCCCATCAAGAGAGTCTGAAATTTTGGTCGTTGTAGAACCTACTAAAGCATAAATGCCGTAGTTGTTCATAAACAAAACAGACCTGAAATAAGGGTAAATGGCGTATGGCAACTTAGAACCAACAGACGCACTCACGTTTGTATTGGTAAACAGCGTTGTGCCAGCATTGGTTACCCGAACATCTGAGAAGACGTTGATGGAGTCATCTCCAAAGATGTAGAGAAAGTTGTTAGCCGACAAGAGCTGAGTAATGTTGCCGTGCAAGGTTGCGTCAGTCAGCGTCACCACACCAGCAGAGATGCTCGTAAAGTCGCTATACGACCCCGCAGCCGAATAGGTAACTGTGCGTCCATTGGCTATCCAAACACGACCTGAGAACGACTGTATGCCGACTACTGGTTCAGTATTGATGATTGCCTTGGCTGTGGCGTTAGTTCCTCCACCGCCCGCAATGGTTACAGTAATGTTAGAAGCATTGGTGTAACCGCTACCAACATTGGTCATCACTACTTGGGTGACGATGCCACCAGAAACAATGCCTTGACCAGCAGCGTTAGCGCCACCGCCACCAGCAATAGTGACAGTCAGGTTAGACGCATTGGTATAACCCGTGCCACCAGCAGTCACTAAGACTGAGACTGTTCCTGTTGCAAAAGTAGTAATCCCTGCTACTGCATTAGCACCAGAGCCGCCACCACCATTAAATGTGACCGTAGGAGAGCTTGTATAGCCTGTTCCCGCCTCTGTAATCGTGATAGAGGACACAGTATTAGCCGTGATGGTTGCCACAGCCGTAGCCTGTACGCCATTAGCCGAATTTGGGGCTGAGATGATGACTGCTGGCGCAGAAGTAAACCCTGAACCTTTTTGGACAATACCAATCTGTCCAACAGAGCCAATGAAAATAAGGTTTGTTCCATCCCAAGTGAAGTAACCCTTGGCAGGGTCAGCAATCAAGATTCTGTCATTCTTCCATTGGGAGATGTTTACTCCTGATGCGCTAAATGTTCCAGCAGCCGCAATCGTGCCTTTGGCGTTGGTGTCCAAGCGCACATACTCAGCAGAGCCATCTGCTTCAAACGCAACCAAGTAATCAACCAAACCAATGTTGGCTGAACAATAGAAAGTGACTGTATTGGAGAAAGTGACGCTACCGACATTAGAGTAGGTAGGCGTAATCTTGAGGTTGCCATAGCCAATGGGCATAGCGTTCTCAAGCCAATAGAACTCATCGTCTCCAATAGCCGTTCTGTTCGCCTTGGTGTTTACACCCTTGAACTGTTTGACAACCTCGTAGGATTTTTTTTGCTCTGCGGCTGCCATATCTTAAAACGGGGTTGAGTACGGGGTTGGTATCCTTCTTGTAAACACAGATACCAATACCGATTGAGTTTTTTGCTTGTACTGCTGCAAATAAATTTCAGCCTCACCAAACGATTGCTCGTAGTATTTGGCAAGGTGAGCCGCATAGAACTGAACAACAGTATCGTATGGGTCATTGATGGTATCTGTATCAGTCAGATTAACCATAGCAGTTGGCAGAATAACCGTGTCCAAGTCAATTACATAGGCTTGGTCTGGTACTGGTCCGACATAAATTTGAGATTGACCATAAATGCTAAAGCAAATAGGTCGCTGAACATTGTTCTGCCAATAACGCAATTGAGCATTAAAGTCAGTCCAAGGTAAATACCGTAATGGGATTCTTGAGTTTCCCCAATACAAATTGATATTCAAAACATCTAGCGTCAACAATCCTGAAGGCAAAGCAGCGTAGTTAATGACCTCACATGGTCCTGCATACTGCAACGTAGCCGTGCCATCTGTAAAAGTTGTTGTCGGTGGGTAGACGTAGTTGGCTGATGGATAGGGAGGCGAGGTCGAGCCAAGCACACCACCAGTTACAACTTTGTAAATATAGATGTTAGAGAAGACGTAGCTGTTAGTTGCTACGCTCAATCCAGCAGACCAGATGACTGGGTTGCTTCCACCCGCTACGGGAGGTGCTGGAGTTTGAGACACTTGAACAGTTCTCAGACACCCTGTGTCGCGCACGACACGCTCACGCGCACTATTGATGTAGCCTATTAGCTGGTCATTAGTGTAGAAGTTAGCTTGCGCGTCATGCAGCAAATATCTAACTTGCGTGAGATAGCCTTGGAGTGTCTGAGCCATGCGTTATCCATCGTGTTCAGAGTTGACTTTTCCCCCTACCTTCTTAGAAGGCAGAGGTACTCTTTCAACCACCGGGGATAACAAGTGGTTTTTCACAGGCGGTTTGTCAGAGATTTCAAATTTAGACAAGATTTTCAAACCTTCAGGAATGTCATTTCTTGTTTGAATTAGCGACAACCTCGCCATGTAATTTTCTTTATTTGGGTCACCATGACCAAATATGTGACAAACGGCATCTTCTGGAGCTTCCACCGTTTCCCCCACAGGGAAGGTATACGGTTTGAACTCGTAGTTAAATGTTATGGGTTTTTCCCACTTGTTTGTCACATATAGGGTTTGCATGGATTAGAAGCTCACGACATCGCCATAAACGCAAATATCAACAGTATTGCCGTTGTTGGCAATAGCATTGACGTTCACAAATAGGCATTGAGTTACGTTACCGGGAACTACGTTACTTGTGAAGGGTGCTGCTGCGTTAATGTCAACATAACGACCAACCGTGCTGAGCGCTGTTAGTACGGTGTTTGCCGTAACTAAGTTTGCACCATCACTTGTAGTTGAAATGCTGACGTTAGCATTAGACACATTACCAGAGGAATTTTGAAACGTAACTCTACGAACAATAATTCCTCCAGAATTGGCTACCCCTCCACCGTTGGTCAAGCCACCGCTAAGAATAGGAATGGTAACAACTCCGTTACCAGTCGTGTTCAAAGTAGTAGCTCTTACAACGCCAATACGACCATTACTAAAACTGTCTAGGTTTAGTTGACCGACTGCATCTGGATTAGCCATATAGTCTCCTTAACTGACGTAGGTGCTACCGACTGCTTGACCACCATTGGTAGCTAACAGAGTAACAGTATCGGCAGTTTGCGTAGACTTAGCGTATACGTTCACACCATCAGAGATGATAACGCCACCCACGTTGGCTGCCGAGACAGTCACGTTGGATGAACCGTTATAGGCAATCACAGAAGTGTTTGCTTGTGGGAACATGATATACACACCAGCAGGAATAACAGTACCGTTGCCGGTGCTAGTAGACGTGATGGTTGTGGTTAAGAAATACGCGCCAGCCGTGTTGGTTTGCGCTGCGGCAAGAATGATTTTATTGGTGCTTAATGACATGGTTTATTGCTCCTTATAGTGACAAAGAGTTGTAACCAGACACTACTGCCATAGATTTTGGCTTGGTCGAAACCATTTCCGCAATCATCAAAACAGCACCGACATAACCGATTTGCCAGTTTGGAAGTGTGGACTCGAATCCTGTAAACACAAACGAACCTTGCTCATGGACATAGAGCGAGAGATAGTTAGTGTTCAGGAAGTACACAGTACCTTCTGGACAGTATGGGTCTGGATAGATTGGAACACCAGCAACCATCAAAG